TGTCATGCTCGTCAAACGGTTCCCTCACATGAACATTCAGCGTTCCGCCGCGAGAAATCTGCTCGCTGGCATACTCGCCAAGATACTGGCCCTCGACCGTCACACGGTCGCACCAGTAGTAGATGCCACCTTCCAGTGCAGAAAGCATGATGTCATCGACATCCTGACCGGTCAGCCGAACGACCAGCTCGGCATGAACTTCAAAGTCGTTTCCCGTGGTAGGTGCATTTGAGCTAAGAATCTCTTTGCAAATTGCATCTACCACGTCTGCTTCCTTGGCGCTCAATTCGATGGTGCTGTTTTCAGAAGCGAGACGAGAAAATACTGCCTTCACGGTCCGGCCGACTTCTTCGCTGGTCATGTCATTGATGTATGCTCTGTTGTGGACAAATGCGTTCCAAATCGCATTCATTATGTTGTCTCCTTCCTATCAATCAAGTTTCCTGCCACACATCGGGCAATAGTGAATCTTTGCTTCTGCGCTGACGATTTCCTTTTCGTCTGGCAGGGGGTAATCGTTGAAGACGCATCCCTTGAGATACGCTCCAGAGTCGTCGGTCTCAAGGAATAGGTTGAGACCAAGGTCGTCCGTGTTCACGTAGCGTCCCATGGCGTTCTTGGCAAACCGGCCGGTATGCCCAAGGGGCATCACAACCTCATTGGGATTGTCCGACCAAGTCGGGTCATGCTTGCAATACTCTCTCATTTTTCAAAACCTCCATTCAAATTTTCGGGTCAAAGATCAGGCCCGTCCACGTCTTGTTGAGCCGATTGCGGTACTTTCCGGTCGGAACCATGTACTTGTCCGGCAGCTCCGGCGGTAGCGGCCGCTCGTTCCGCAAATCCATACCGGCATCGAACATCGAGAGCTGCACGGTCTTGCTGGTGCATTCCCGCAGGAACCGATACCAGTAGATGATGTGGTTCCGAACGAGATTCAGGAGCAGGCCGTCCGGCCATGCAGGGTCAGCGCCGCCGTTCTTCTTCAGGTCATCCCAGTGCTTATACGCAGCGTCCAACTGCTCCCTGATCTGGGCTTCATTCATCTCCTCAGGGGGAATGTAGCGGCTCACAGGTGCGCCTCCTTTCGGCGCTCATCGGCGATGACATCAGCGGTAATGCGGTCAACGCCGAGCTTTTCGAGCTGCCGGTAAGCTGCTTCCTTTTCCTGCGGGCAGTCGGCCCGGACGAGATCATCAATCATGTCACTCAGCATACGCCAGCCTCCTCTCTGGTGATAGTTCCGTGAGTCCACGGCCCGGTGCGAACGCCAATGCTGGGCAGGCGGGCCAGCAGAGCCTTTTTCATGTCATCAAGGTATCCCCGGTAGCGCCGCTTCTGAAGACCGGCCAGCCATGCGCTCTGACAGTCGGAGTAGCCGTCTTTCTGAATAAGCTCGACGGCCAGCGACCACTCGTTGTCCTCCACACAGATGTAAAACAGCTCGTTTTCGAGGATGACCCGACGCTCATTGCCGAGCCAGACGTTCGAGTTGGCCGCAGGCTGGAAGCTGGGGCAGAGCTTCCGCAGTTCGGCACAGAAGCATCTGAGAACGTCTTCTTCCTTGTAGCTGCTCTCGATTTCATCAACGTACCAGTCATCGGCAACAAGTTCATCAAGGCTGATGTCTGCCATCATCCGAATTTCAGGCTCCTTTCCGTCAGGGCCGTCCTTGCGCCAGACCTGCAGATCATCGTTATCGATGTAGAACAGACCCTCATACGGGCCAGCCGCATAAACATTTCCGCGTCCCATACCGCCTACTCCTTTCAAATAACGCCACCATCGGCGGTGATGATGCAGTAGCCGCCATCCCGACTGTAACTGCCGCAATACTCGTTCCCAGCTTCGTCAATCCACAACGGATAGTGGTGACTATTGTCCATTCCGTAGTAAACATCAGGCAGGCGCTTCAGCTTTCCAGCAATCTCGAATCCGACCGACTTTGCATACTCACGAACGGTCATTTTATTTATCCCCTTTCTCACTCGCCCCAGCAAACGGCGTCTGCCTCATCGGGCCGTTGCCATTCAGGTTCTTCTTCAAAACCCCGGTCATCAGGCGGCTCCGTCATACCGCCGAACCGGTCAAGCCGACCGGAGCAATCATACATCGGATTCATCGCTGTTCTCCTTCAGGTAGCAGTGGTCAACGACCCAGCCTCCCTTGTTGCCGAAGTCTTTCATGTAC